CTAGAAGGAACGTTTCTCTCAAAGGTGTTAGCGAATTGACGATGAAACTCAAGTCTAATGCAAATATGAAAGATGTGAAGCAGATCGTCAAACAGAATACAGCCGAATTGACACAAGGCGCACAACGTAAAGCGCCAGTCGATACTGGTAACTTGAGACGTTCAATAACTATGGATTTGAGCGATGGCGGTTTAACAGGAAAGGTGAAACCTACTGCCGATTACGCTCCTTATTTGGAGTACGGAACAAGGTTCCAATCAGCTCAACCATTTATGCGACCAGCTTTCAATAAGCAGAAGGCGCAGTTTAAATCTGATATGGATAAGTTGGTGGAATAGATGAAGACTAGAGAACAATCAATTTTTGATGAAATGTTTAAGCGATCGATTGCATTGGGGTATCAAACCTATGACTACAAACCAGCAAGTGCTACTAGCTATCCTTTTGTTGAATTTGAAGACACTCAAACACTTCACTCCACCAACAAGTCTCATATCTTGGGAAATGTCGTGATTGTCATTTCTGTATGGGGTTTGCACACAAAGCGAAAACAAGTGTCTGAGATGGCTTCTGCTTTGTTTGAGCAAGCGATGCAAGTAAATACATCTGACGGATATTCATGGACGCTAGACACCAATGTGAGCGACATACAGACAGTAACAGATACAAGCACAAACACACCGCTTAAACGAGCGATTATTGAATTGAATTTTAGATTAATAGGAGGAATTTAAATGGCACTAAAAAAAGGTATTGACGTCATTTTGGTCTATCGGGATTTGGAAAAACAAGCTGAAGAAGATGCCAAAACTGTTACTTATCAAACCGAGCATACATTCGGTATGTCACGCAGTACAGATGCTACCGAAACTAAAGATGGCACTGCACAAACTGTAGGGGCAATTGAGTATGATTTCAGCTCTACTGCTTTATATGAACGTGGCAGCAAAACACTAAAAATGCTTTACGATGCATTTATGAACAACAAATTGGTGGAAACATGGATCATTGACAAACTCGAACCACAAGAAGGCGATACAGGTAAATTTGCAGCTAAATATATGCAAGTGTATATCTCAAACTACGAAGAAACGGCTTCTGCCGAAGATAATGTTGAAGTTTCATTGGAATACGCCGTACAAATGATTCATCAAGATGGTTATGCAACCTTAACGGCCGAACAACAAAATGAAGTTCAGTATGCATTTGTAGACACAACAAAACAAACACCAGAAGGCTAAGCACTCTTAATTGAGTGCTTTTATTTTTAGGAGGATGAATAAATGGAACTAACGATTAACGACAAAGAGTATAGCTTTATTTTTGGATTTGGGTTTATCCGTGAAATGAACCGCAGATATTCCGTTGTAGAACAAGGGATGACAATGAAGCTTGGACTAGATTCAACGCTAGTGAATTTCTTTAACGAAGATATCGAGACTTTGATTGAAATGTTAAAAGTAGCAAATGCAACAGAGTCACCACGAGTAGCAGAAAAAGATTTGATTGCACTAGTTGGTGAAATCGGCTCGGATAAACTCTTTGATTTGGTACTAGAAGAATTAAAAAAGTCGGAATTTACAAAGAAAAAAACACTAACAGTCGAAAACAGAATCAAGGAAAGCAAGTAGAAGAAGATTTTTATGCCACTGTCCAGATAAACTGTCTGCGTTATCTCGGGATTACTGACTTTTTAGACATTGATCGAATGACAATGACGGAATACGAAACAAGGCTTGTTGCTTATCGTCTCAAAAGGTTAGACGAACAAGAGCTTATTCATTACCAAGCATGGGCGAATAATCAAGTTAAAGCTACTAAAAAACGTGGTAAATACGAGGTTCCTTTATTTGACACCTTCGAAAAATTCTTTAACAAGGAAAAACTTGAAAACAAAATCTTGGGCAAGGATGAAAAAGTACCGAGATTTGTAAACTCCTGAAGAATGGAGGAAAACTATGGAATCATATAGCGTTGAAGCGATCCTTTCGGCTGTCGACAAGAATTTTTCTTCTACCATGAAGAATGCTGATAGTTCGATGAACAACTTAGATAGCAGCACTCAAAAAACGAATACTTCTATCCTCGATATCGCCAAAGGTATCGGGGTTTTTAAATTGATTGATAATGCTATCGGATTAGTTACTAGTTCATTAGGCGGTGCTATCGATCGTTTCGACACATTGAACAAATACCCAGTCGTTATGCAAGCGTTGGGCTATTCTACTGATGATGTTGACAAATCCATGAACAAACTGACAGACGGAATAGACGGATTGCCAACAAGTTTAGATGAAATTGTATCTAGCGCTCAACAGCTAGCTATTTCAACAGGTGATTTGCAAAAAGGGACAGACACAGCAGTAGCCTTAAACAATGCTTTCTTGGCCAGTGGTGCTTCTGCAGCTGATGCAAGTCGTGGGGCGCAACAATACCAGCAAATGTTGTCAAAAGGAGAAGTCGATCTTCAGTCTTGGCGTTCTTTGCTTGAAACAATGCCAATTGCAATGGATAAGGTGTCGAAGTCCTTTAGTGATCAAGGCGTTAACTCAGCGAATGACTTATATGCTGCCTTGAAGAAAGGCGATATTACATTTGATGATTTTAACAGTCGTTTAATCGAACTGAATGAAGGTGTCGGCGGCTTTGCTGAATTAGCTCAAAAGAACTCGGCTGGTATCAGGACTTCTTTTGCAAACATCAAGACAGCAGTTGTAAAAGGTTTGGCGAATGTTATCACAGCGATTGATGAAGGAATGCAAGACGCTGGGCTTGGATCGATTGCAGAAAACTTTGACAAGATCAAAGGAGCGGTCAACGTAGCTTTCAAAGCTATCACTGACAGCATTCCACCGGCAATTAGCTTTTTGACAACTCTGTGGGACACGATTAAACCTTTCTTACCGCTAATCATGGCAGTAGTAGGATATATAGGTATCTACCAAGGTGTCATGGGTACTGCTAGAAAAGCAGTTGAGCTATACAATGGCGCTCAAAAAATGATGAACGTGCTGATGAAATTAAATCCAATCGGACTCGTTATTGCAGCGGTTATCGCTCTTGTTGCAG